ATTAAATGGATCTGCCTTCTCCCTGCGGATCAGCTCATCCCTCTGCTTGACATACTGCTCCAGTACACCAGCAGAGTCCATAGCCTGAGCCTCCTCACGAGTAGGGATCGGGAACACTGGGTGGGGAGTCCATTTCATATCAATACCTGTCAAGCCTCTGGGGCCTGCCCTTACAATAAAGCTTCCCGCTGCCCTGCTCCACCCACACAGGGATTCTGAGCCCCTTCTGGAATGGAGCACTGTCAGACACTCGGACAAGCCCCAAAGAAGTCTCCAGAAGCCTCTGGTTCATAGGCCTGCCAGTGACAGTAGCCTCCATAGGCTCCCTGCCAGCCTTCCAGCGGAGTTCAGCCGTATCCAGACCCGTCCTGCGGATCGCTTTGCGCTTGCGTTTAGTTTTCATGAAGTCGCTGTTTCTTGATAAGACGCACAGTAGGTGTTGAGGCTAAGAAGGATAGGTCCTTTTGTCGATCGTTGTGTGCGGGGAGATCCGCAACGGAATCGCTGATTATTCGAAAATCCTGACCCCCTCCCCCCCTGTTTGGCTGTTTTCTTCGCACAATATTTATTATGTTCAGAGATAGGCTTGCCTAACTTTTCTCCTCTATCACCTCAGCATCAACAACTTTCGCTGGCTTGCAGCTTGCAATCAGTTCTCTTAACGCTGAATCCGATAGATTGATCGTCTCGTGTCTAATAGTTGTACTAGGTTTCCCCATCATTGTCTCAACTTTGTCGATCAAGATTCCTACTGTCACGGGCAACTTATCGGGCTTCAGCTCTCCTGACTCTATTGCTGCCGAGAGCTTCTCTAATGCTGCATCCCTCGTCTTTATAAGGTCGCTTAGGAAAGCTTCTTGTGCCTTGGGATCTCTCTCTGCCTGCTTAACAATTTCTGCTGCCAATTGCGGGCTAATCCCGAACACTTCTGTCAGGGTTTCGGGTCCGAAACCCTTCTTGGCTGCCTTTAAAACTGAGTCATACCGCTCAGGGTCCGTCTTCTTCAGACCTGAACCTGTATAGCGTTTGATTCCTGAAGCCTCCAGATCAGGATTCCATTTAGTTTTAACACCCATAATAGGTGAAGTTGGATCAATTTCTGTGTGTACACTTCTGCCAACCTCCCAGCCGAGTGTACACATTTTCAGCCCCTAAGTCAATACATTTGAAATTCTTTGATTGGTATGTATGAGCAGATGGAGATGTCTTGCGGATCTTCTCTGTCAGATCTTCCACCTACCATCCACTCTGTGTGGGGTATGGTCATGTCTATGCATCCCAGAACGTCTGTCCACTGGACCCACAGCCTGCAGTCTATGTCTGGGTGTATGGCAGCGTATGAGGCGGCGTTCCGGAGCTTGTGAACGTCTATGAGGTAGGTTTCGTGAAGTGTTGACGGGATGGTCCTGCACTTGATCTCAACGAGGCCTGTGATCAGCCCCTGTTTGGTGACTGCGTAGTCGAATGAGTCACGTGGAGGCAGCTTGATTAGGGCTGCTCCTGTGATCTCCTCGATCCTCATTTTGACGAGTGTCTCTCGGTCCCTGTCAGCCTGTGACTCGTAGGTTTGTCGCATATTTCAGCATATTGACGATGTTGGTTTTGAGTTGTTGTTGGGTAGAGTCGTTGTCGATGATGTAGTCTGGTTTGATGCTGTCGATTGCTGTTTCAGACACGTGGTGGTCGGAGGAGTCATCGAACCCCGGGCGATTGATTTTGACTACGATACCACCAAGGGAGCGAATCCACTCGGCCTCCAGTGGGAACCTGACATCATCGCACACCATGACAGTGGCGAATGGGGAGTATTGTCGCCACGTGTGGTCTGCTCGCTTGACCCAGTAGTCACTGCCGAATAACTGCTTCATTGCCTCACCATAGGTCTGAAGGACTGGCCTGATGATCTCCTTGTTTTTGTCGTCGATTGGCAAACCCATGAGTCCCTGTATATCGATCTTGATAGGTGTGGCTAGGGAGATCCTGACCGAGTCTCCCTGCATGAGGTCCAGTATGATGTCTGCAGCGGTGGACTTTCCACTGCGTTTCTTGCCTGATAAGCCAATGATGGTGTGTGTCATAGGGATGGAGCAACGTCTGTTTCGGCTGATTTGTCGATGGGCTCAAACCTACCGCACCATTTAGTCCACTCCAACTCTATTTTTCCGGTCTTGCCGTGGCGATTCTTTCGGACGATGAAATCTACCCGGCTGTCGTTGGCCTTATCTGGCTGGTGCAGGAAGCTGACGGTATCGGAGTCCTGTTCGATTGCCCCAGACTCCCTCAGGTCTGACAAAGCAGGAGCCCGTTCAGAGAGGTCTATGGCTCTGTTCATCTGGGAAAGGGTTATGAAGGGAACACCTGTCTCCATAGCGGCCATCTTCATTGTTCTTGAGATGTCGCTTATTTCGACAACTTTATTCTGATTTCGATAGGAAGGGGGAACGATCTGCAGATAATCGACGATGAACAGCTTGACGTTCTTCTCTCGAGCCATCCTGCGGGCCATTGATCTGATTCTGTTGGCGTTAATCTGCACGTTGTCTTCAATGGTGACAGGAAGTTTGGCACAGTATCCTGCTCCTGCGACGATCTTGTTGACATCACCTCTACCGGACTCCTTATACCATCCAATGTCCTCGCGAGTGTAGTTGCTGAGAAGCCGAGCCCCGATCTGATCGAACGGCATCTCGAAGGTGAAGTAGACAACGTGTTCCCCACGTGAGGCAGCCTCGAGCATGAGCTGGACAGCGAATGCCGACTTACCACAGCCCGGTCTTGCTGCGATTGTATTCATAGAACCCGGCTTAAATCCTCTCAGGATCGCGTCTAAGGGGGGTATCCCTGTTTTGCAGCCTGTGTTAGGCAGACCGTTAGGAAACGCAGCCTGAAGGCCATCTATGAAGCCTAGCCAGCCTTCTCGCTGATCAGTCATCCCAGAGCTGGCCTTTGTCACCTCATAGAAGTCGTTCTCGAGATTCTGCATGAGCTCCTTCGCTGGCAGGTCTTCTGAGAAGTTTTCAAGTGCGTTCCAATACCTCTGGAATACGTTCCTCGTAAGTCTGGTCTCCTCGAGTCGAGGGTAGTGGTAGGACAACATGCTCGGAGAGTAACCCTCAGAGCACAGTTTGTTGACCAGCAGCGAGGCAGATTTGACCTTATCCCGGACGCTGATGTAGTTCACCTCAATGGAATGCTCAGAGAGATCACAAGCAGCCTCCCACAGCTTCCTGTGGTGTATGCCGTGGAAATGATCCGCAGTGACACCGAGATCCACGGCCCTGTCAAAACCTCCCTCAAGAGCAGCGCCGAGAACAGCGTCCTCGTCAGCGGAGCTGTGGGGAATCTTCCAGTCACTCATTCCCATAGCTGCCTCCTCTCAAAGCCTGACCAATAAGGAAACCTGCGGTGAGACCTGCGTAGTTCTTTGAGACCCTGATCCTGTTCTCCATCTCAGGATCAATATCAGTAGTAGTAGTTACTTTCTTTAGTTCTTCATTAGTTATAGTCGCACTGTGCGACACTTTTGTCGCAGAAAACGACAACTTGTCGCATAAATCGACAGGACTAACCATATTTTGCTGTGTGCTGTCGGGGTTTTTTTCTGTGGAATTGTCGATTTCTGCGACACTTACTTTATCGTTAACGCTTGATCTAGTCATAGTCTGTCCTTGTTCAGTGAGGAACAGTTTCCTGCCCTCTTTACGTATCCAGCCAGAGTCGATCAGGCAGGTCAATGCCCTGTATGCTGTGGCTCGATGGACACCTATGTTTGTCGCTAATTTAGACACTGACTCCCAGCATCCGCTGCCTCCGTCTCTCATTGAGATGTAGCAGTAGACTGTGAATTCTATTGGTGATAATCCCTGTTTAAACAGGTCCTCGGGTATGAATGGACGTTTCATTTTCTCAATACGGTTTGTTTGATCTGTTCGGCCAGCTCCCGTCCTTCCGGGCCGCATGACCTCAATCCCTGAACTAGAGACATCGCTAATCCCCTGTCCAGCTTCTTAGACAATAAAGCCTCCCTGCAATACTTTAAGTATGAATCAGTTTCATAGCTATAAGTGCTCGCAGGGAGGTGCACTAATTCTGGGTCAATGACCTCTCCTTCTGATGGATAGTAGAAGGATTTGGCCTCAAACCTGTCGCAGGCCTGCTGTATAACCTCAGGGAGCTTGTTCCAGTGGTCTCTGCGCAGGTATTTCACAGCCGATCATACACGTTCAAGACCAGTGGCTCGTGCGGCGTATAATCGGGCCACACAGAGAGCCTCATACAGCTCTCCAGTGTGCTGTAGGCCTCGTCAAGCTGCTCCTGAGCCACCTGACGGTCATTATCTGTGAACTCAACAATACAGCTATTGTATGGCCACTCTGTCTCGACCACGGCCCAGTACCATTTGTCGATTTTGAGCCCAGCCTTCGCTGCAATGTTGCGATAGTTGACCTCCTGCCAAGCGTATTTCAAATTTCGGGCAGTTCGTTTGAACTCGAGAGGTTTCGCGCCACCTTTTCTCGTGGTCTTCAGGTCGATCACAGTGGCGTCTGAGAGCATGTCAATTCGGCACTTAGCATCCACGCTTCCATGAAACTTTTGCGCGAACACGCTCACCTCAGAGTTGAAAAACTTGATGTCTCGAACAATGGGCAGACTGTAGAATCTGTCAGAGATCGCCATAGCCCTGTCGAAGTCATCTTTTTTAATGATCAGCTTACCGGAAGCTTCCTGCTCCTTCCACCACTCCTTATTGGCTTTAAGACGTTTGTCCTGCTTGTCTGGTGGACATATGCTGTGCAGTGCATCGAATTTATCGCGCTCCAGAATATAACTATGACAAAGGCGGCCAAAAGCCATTGCCGTGCTGTCCACCCTCGGAGCCTGACCTGTGATTTTCCCGTGAAACTCATTCGGGTTATCGATCAGTTTAAGGTCGCTGGTGGAAAGGGCTGAGTCAGCCCGGTAGACTGACTCAGCTAGGTCGTTGTAGACCCCGCTCTTAAAATTAGAACGGAGCATCTTCGGTGTCCTCAACAACATGACCGTTTCCTTTCGCACTTTTATATTCGGGTGACTCAGCGATCTTCTTCTGCATCCACTCGGGAACTTTGTCCCAGTTTTTGAGTTGGGCAGAAATCTCAAAAACGAACGGATCGCTCGTGACCTCACCACACGGCAGGCCCTCTGGCATTATCGAAAGCCCAGTGATGTTGTCGTAAACCTGCTCATCTTTACCCGGGCGGTGGACAATGGTCGCCAGTGTTGCCTTGCCCAGCAGCTCGGATAAATCGATGCCGCTTTCCATTTCAGACTTAGCCAACTGCTTCCCTTTAATCGCTACCACGTACTTGCACAAGGTAGACTTTTGGTTCAATGATGAGGTCACTATGACACTTCTAGACAGCGACACGGGGCCATCCTCTTCCCTGAATGTGTGTTTCTTGTTCGGGAACTCGAACAGAAAACCAATTTGCTTTTTAGGTCCGTAGAATGTCTCTTGAGTCCCCAAGTCTACTAGCCCGACAAGAACAGCCACGTGGCTTCCTTCGGGTAGCATTACTCGATCTTTACTCTTCTCCATTTGTATCTTCATTTTGTTTCCTTTGGTTATTTATTTGTATCCATTCCTCCAGTGCTTTTATGTCAGCGCACTGGAAAATTCTAAGCAGGTCCTCAGCCTGCAAGATAGCGATCCACTTCCCGTGGTTCTTCTTCCAGACCACCACAGGTATCTCTGTGTCTCGAGCATCACCTTCTGCCTGTGCGATCCAGTCTCTAATTAATGCCTTCTCTGTGTTTTTAACTTCCCAATGGACAGGCAGATCTTTACAGGAGACATCCGGGCTATCGTGGTTCTGCTGCGACTGGTGGAACCCTGTTCGGCGAGCATCGAACCCGAAGTACTTCAGGATTGACACCCACGCCCGCTCACCTCGAGCACCTTTCTGCTTACTGTTGATTTTGCTCATAAGACGTATATGTGACCGTATTTGAGATCCTGTATTCCGCCGCGCAGAACGCAGACGTGCCCGAATGCCTTTGCTGCTTTAGCTTGTGCCCGCTCGGACTCCCTGAGACACCATTCCATGTTCGTGACCCAGCCATACTGAGCCCGCCACTTGTGGTCCGTATCGGGCAGCCACTCTGTGACCATGTCTGGCCAATACGGAGGAAGTGTGCGATCTGGGATCTGAGTGACGATTTCAGGCGCATCCGAGCGAACGCCAGAAACGTATTCGCGCAGGTGTAGAGCCCATCGGTAGAACGACTCCTCCCGCAGGCTCTCCACAAAGAACCAGTCTGCCCTGCTGGTCTCCTCGTTGCAGCCGTT